AGGTGTTGCTGATGCAATTTGATCTACAACTTCACTAACTGTCCATTGCGCAGGATCATTCTCTTTATTCTCAACTGCAAAACTTGCTCTAAGAGCATCTTCAACAGCTGCTGATCTTGTTGCTGGTGGAGAATATCTACGCTGTGCAAGTTTCTTCTCATATTGATTTGGCTCAACATCAACCTTTTTCATATCGTCTTTGGTTGCTGTCTTGTCAGACCCTTTAAGCAAAATGATTGCTCTACCCAATGCACTTGTTGCAGTATCCTCAACATAAAACTTTTTCATGTTAGGAATATAAGTTTCTCTGCTACCAAATGCAATGTTGCTTACCGCTGGTTGATCATCCTTGCTATCTCGCCACAAAGTAGATTGAACCAATATATAACCATTAACTGCATCATGGCTAATTACTGAAATATCAGATCTTCCTGATGGGAAATTTTGAATGAACCATTTGTTCAAAGTAGCCACATCTTCATAATCTGCCAAATTAAAAGCCATCAGTTAGTCCTCCCAATTTTCATCTTGGACTGCATCAAGCACAGTTTTATAGACAGATCCATAGGCAATGAAGTCTTTGATACTGTCGTAATGATCTGGGGTTTCACTAAGCCTAGAAACCTTGACCAACGCCATACATAAAGCAGCTTGGTGTGGTGTGATTGGGAAGTCGAGATATGCAGACCATAAGCCCGCAATTCTTTTGTGGTTGTAGTATGGATGTCCATAGACACTTCCGCGCTGTTGAATCGTAGTAATGACCTCATCAAAGAGGCTTTCAGTTTTTGTCATAATCAAATACTTGATCTCGCTTGGCATCTGTGATCCTGCGGTGCATGTCGTAGCCATGTTTACGACCACGCCAATACATAGTCTGCCCATAGTTTTCTTTGATTACTGAGTGAATCCAATAAACTGTGCCCGATCCAAGCATTATGTAAAACCACATGAATGCAGCTTCTCTTAATGTCATTTTGTAGCCCACTCCCTTATTATTTTAGGCATCGCAACAGGATTTCTGTCATCGATTACTTTATATGTTGCACCTGACGGATGTATGGATGGCGCGGTAGCAACATAACCTTTCCATTTAATGTCAATTCCATCAGTTAATTTACCTTTGAACACATCAGATTTATCAGCTGTGTAATAAAGGTGTAAGCCATCACCAGTTTGAACTGTGTAAGTTGGCTCAAACTCAGGCAGTAATTCGCCTCCGTTGCGGTAATCAATATCAAAAACAACTAGACCTGATTGGTAACAGGCTATGCCAATGTTGATTTTTTCATCATAATCAAACCAAAAATTGATAAGTTCTTGGTCGGTTGTAGCTGATAGATAAGCCCTTTGACATAGATCAAAGTGTGGATCTTTTTTGTTTGGCAGCAAAGGCAATACAGCCCAACCTTTATCTGCATACTCTAAAGCAGCTTCTCGGCTGCCTATATCTAGTAACATGTCGCTCCCTACATATCCCCACATATCTTGTGGATACATAAAGTTTGACCTAAATCAAGGCTTTAAGCGAATTGTTTTTCGGCGTGTTTTATAACGATTAGATAACGCCAATATCCTCAAATTCATCGATATGGTCATCAATCGAACGATCCCTATAATCGGTTTCAAGCCCCATAAGAACGCTTATTGTAGCTGAATGAGCCATCGTGATTGACTGGCACTACTTCAACGCTCATGCCTTTCTTACCAAAACTAAGCACCACAAATCCCATGTTCCAGTCGGCTGAGGCATATTTTAGGTAACTCGCCTTATTCTTCATGTCCATTAGATGACCTGCCTCAATGCCCCAAATCGTTGAATAACGCCCGTTTAAGCCAGTTTGATGCCTTACAGCACCCTGCCTATGGGTGTGCCCACAAACAACGCTATTACCCCACTTTTTGGCAAGATTAAGGGCAGTTATACCTGCGTGCTTGGACATCACACCCTCATCGCCATGAGCCAAATAAAACCCACGCTCAAACTCGTATGCCCTTTTATGGAAACGAATGCCAAGATCTGAGTAAGCCATAAACTTTTCATAAACTAATTCTGGTAATCCCAGCAATGATGGTGCACCTTTGAGTAAGGTAGTAAATAGTCGATCGGTGTGATTTGATCTAATGATATCGGTCGTGCCTAGTTCATAAAGAATGTCTTGAGCAATGGATCGCTCTTGATCTAAAGTTTCTGCAAATTCTGTTTTGGTATTTTTTACCCAACGGCTTTGCGATGTCATATCTAGTTCATCGCCAACATTTAATACATAATCAAATTTCTCATGCTTGCTCATTTTGATGAGGTTCTTTACAGCTGCTGGATGGTGCAGAGGAATCTGTAAATCAGGTGTTACTAAATACCTACGATTGGCTTTAATCGTCATCCTCATCAGGAGTTGGGATAATTGGGATTATTCCTTTATCGCCTACAATCCAATCAGGCATCGATTCAGGATTATCCATGAGATATAGTGCTACCGATTCAGAGAAACCAGCCTTACGAGCTGTCTTAAATATCTCATGTTTTACGATATACCATTGATCTAATTTACTTATTTCAGGAGTGTGGCGAACGCGACGACGATTGATCTTTTTGCGTTTGATAGGTTTTCGTGTGTTCGCCATAGGAAAATTATTGCTTACTAATTAAAGTGAACAGATCATCAACACGCTTTTCGAGTCGAGAACTTTGTAATTCCAATCTTGAAATGCTGTCTTTGATGCTTGAGCCTCCATTGGGCTTAAGTTCGCTTAAAAAACTTTTAATAACCCATCGTAGAGCCAGCAATAAAGCGGTCGCGATACTGCAAACGCCAACGCCAAATGCGACTAATTCGTTTGGTGTCATTTCGCATTAACGCCGTAATCAGCTTCTGTGCCTGAACTTGGATCAATCGCTTTAGCAAGAGGTGCAATTAAGGCACCAGCAAGAATTGCTAACTCTGGTCGGATATCAGCAACGATTGCCAATAAGACTGTGATACCACTAGCTGCAACAGCTCTTAGATATGACTTAATTGCTGCTTTGTGTTTATTGGTTAGTTTCATTGTTTGCCTCCTAGTAGTGGGATATCAAAAAACGCTGAATTGTTATCTTGATCTTTTTTGAAGCTGATGTGAATGTGATGATTGTGTTTGTTAATGCCTTTGTATTTACGCCATTTCCAACCAAGCAAGGGTGAGGCTATTTTTTCCTCAAAAATTACATAAGCGATACGCCCATGATTTTTCCCATACAATCGAATTTGATCTGCCAAATACGCTGGAATCCTTTTATCGTCAGATAGCCCAGCAGTAATGTCGATTGCTCTAACACAACCTGTTTTTTCGTCTGGGTTGTGATCTGATTTTGGTGCTCTGGATAAATGTGCCACAGAAGCAGCCCATCCATCACTTTTACGATTCCTGTCTGGGAAGCAGTCATCAGTTTGTTCTCTTAACTGAACAGCAGCTTTAGATAACCAAGCCTTCATTAGCCAAGTATCGTTTTAAGTTCATCAGCAGTTAAACCAAGACGCTCAAGAATTGCTGCTTTAGCAATTGCCTTTGCTTCGGCTTCGACTTTGTTTGCTTCAATTATTGCTTCAGTAACTTTTTGTTGATCTTTTTCAGCCTTGTTTAACTCTCTTAGAGTTTCTTCGCCAGTTTCAACATTTACAATTAACTTACTCATTATGAAACCCCATATAATCTAATAGAAGTGTCTGCTGTATTGGAAAAAGTTGCACTTCCACCTGATCTAATTATATCAATGGAAGTAATTGCCGAAGTAGTTGCATAATTTGCTTGAACATGGGCTGTGAAAGCAGCATTACCACTACTGTTAAAATACCATTTAAGTTCATAAAATTTAAATTTTGAAGTGCTTGCGTAATTGTAAATTGTCATAGAACCACATGGGTTTTCTTGTAGATTTGAATTTGCGGTGCTGTTCCAGCCAAAAGGTGCTACTCCAATTGCTACGGCTCTAGTTGCATCATCATAAGTCCATTTATCATGATTAACTGCACTGCCTGTTGTATATGTCATTTGACCTCTATATATATTGGCTGTGCTGTCGTTGTTAAATCTCATTATAAATCCTGATGAGTTAGCAATTGAAGCCTCAATTCCATGCCATGTTAAAACTAAATGTTTATATGTGCTAGGAATAGATGATAAAGATAAACCAGACAAAGCACTTGCAACAGTTTCTGAAATTAAAGTAACTCCACCGCTTGTTGGTGTTGTCCATGCAGGAACTCCACCGCTTACTGCAAGAACCTGTCCAGTAGTTCCAATTCCAAGTCTTGTCTTTACATTTGCAGTTGATGATCGATAAGCAATATCGCCAAGAG